GTTTCGATCCGGTCCCAGCCCGTGCGAACGGAAAACCCCAGGGCGGCGGGTTGGGCAACGGCAAGCTCGATCCGTGGCGTCAGGTTGCCGAGCTGGATCAGTGAGTCGATCTGTTGTAGCGCCCACGAACCCTTCACTAGTTCGACGGGGGGTTCGGGAACGGCTATCTCGAGGTTCGTGATCCGTGTCTCGTGACCCACCAACGTCTTGGCAACAGCCGCCAATGCCGTATCTAGGTCAGCGAGACGCGTCTCATAGTCAGGATGGGAATGCTCGCCCCGCATCTCTACGCTCCGAGAAGGTCGATGTTCCAGGTGACCACCAACGAGTCACCAGCCTGCTTGTCAATCGTGCTCCCAAAAACAAACCGAGCAACCGTGTCGCCAACCACACCAGCTACGTCAGTGATCGGTGTCTCGTCGGTGAGAACAACCTCGGCCAACGCAACCTCGGTCACGTCACCAGCGACCCAGGTACAAATGTGAGGCACGCGCCAACCCAGCCCAGCACCCTTATCGACACCAACAGGGACAGCGTCGAGGGCTTCCTGCGATGCCGGTTCATAGGTGACGATCGCTGCACCAGCACCGGCCTTGGCTGCTGCTGTAACACCGGTACCTAACCGCATTCCTGTGACGATCGTGAACGTGTCGTCGTAGACCCGTTCACCAAGATGCTCGTCACCGTAATCGGTGACGAGGTTGAATCCGTACTCGTACTGAGCGAGGAACAACGCACCGGTTTCGGGATCAGGCCGCCACAGCTTTGCGTGAACTTCACCACCGACGCCCACAGCGTCTTTTGGCCGCTGGATCGGCTTGAACTGCTCTGTGCCCAGGCGAGCAGTAACCAGATCAGTCACTCCTAGTTTCTCTGGCACTACCTGACTCACAGCGTCCTCCTCTGGACGGTTCCAATATCGTTGTCACATCGTAGATCGTTGGTTGGCAATCGTGTTGTTACTCGTCGTCGGTTTCGTTTGTGGGGATGATCGCGTTCGCCTCAAGCATCGCAATGATCTCGCCCATGCCCGACCCGGCGATCACTTCAGGTTCCCAATCTGTGACCTGAGCGGCGTACTCCCGCCAGTTCTTTTTCGTGGCGCCCTTGCCGGTGCGGGGAGGCATCACGATGGTGGGATCAACCTCGACCTCGGGAGTGGTTTCGTCCATGCGGAGAAGGTCGCGTCGTTGGTCTTCGGGAAGTCGCCGGTTCTCGTTCATGGCGATCTCGATGAGGTGAGCTTTTTCGGGTCGGCCCTGCGAACGGTGCCAGCGACGCGACTGGTTCATCAGGTCTAGCTCGTCGGGATCCAAACCCTGGACGGTGTCTTCTGCCTCTGCCATCGGCATCTCCTCTGTTAGCTGAGGGGCAGCGGCGGCTGAAGGAGATGCCTCACCTCGCCGCCACCGCCCCTCGTCACTATCGGTCCGTCAATCGAGAACGCTACTAGTTCCCGATGCTGAACGTTGGCCGTGTGTAACCCCCGCCTGTTTCCTGCATGACGACCGCTTCCCCGCGCTGGCCGACGCCAGCACCCGAGTAGCCGTCGTACACGCTGTCATACAGTGGGTAGTTCTGCCGGTTGCCTTCGATGAGACGCAGTCCTCTCGCCGACTCGTTCTCGTGCTGTCTCCAGCCGACAACGTTACGGAAATCGAACGGCCCACCAGACACATGACCGAGCAGATATCCCAACGGGATGTCGTTGTTCTGCACGATCGTCCAGTCGTTGACCCAGCCCTCAACCTGCAACCCCGACGGAGCACCACGCTGCGGGCCGCGTACGACACCGCTGTTGGCAAGTTCCACAGGACGTTCCCCACTCTCAGCGGGCAGGAAGTTCGCGAACCCTCGCACAGTTGCGATCTCGTCACGGTGCATGTGGAGCAGGAACGTCGAGTCCCCAAACTCCCTGAAACCGTGGTGGATCAGGTGCTCGGACATCGTGTCCAAGTCACCCTGCACAATGGTTGCGCCAGCCGACGTCAAGTAGTGCGTGTGCGAGCCTGTGTGGGTCCACCGCTTGATCGTGGGTGGAACCTCACCGTCGGCGTTGTACAGCACCTTGACAGCGATGGCGTCCTTGTCGGTGTAGTTCGTGGGACGGAAGATCGCATCGAGCACGATCTCACGTTGGAGCTGACCCCAGTCCGCCAACACGGTGGCCTGGATGGCGAACAGTTGGGCACCGCTCGCCTTGTCGATGAACTCCTGCGTGAAACCGTCGCCCAAGTCGAAGTGCTCGAGTGGGAAACCACGCGTGACGTGGGTCACTCGAATCTTCGACGGACGACCGAACTCGGTTGCGATCTGGAACCCGGGCGAGGAGGGGACACCTACCCGTTCGCGTTCCCGCACTGTGCGGAACGAGAAGAAGGCAGCGATTGCGAGGGCGCTGTTGTTGAACGCCTGCAAGAACGCTTGCATCTGTTGCCAAATCTCGTTCACGTTCTGGCCGTCGAGTGTGAGTCCTCTTGTGCCAGGCACCGTCACGATGTCGTCGACCCTCCCCATGAAACCGGCCGGGGCTAGACCGTCGCCGCCGAACAGTGACAGCGGGGATTCCCCGTGCCACAGGTCGCCGAGTCCGTTCTCCTCGAACAGTCGAGTGAGGGTCTTCTCTGGATTGCGTACCGCTTCGATGAGGTCGGAACGCAAGACATCTAGTCGCTTGCTCATGATTCCTTCCTCTCTACGCCAAGCCAGGTGGCTTGAGATTGACGTTGATGAAGATGCGGTTGCCGCCGAGCATGACGTGGCCGATCCAGACAGCACCAATACCAGGGGTAGCGGTAACGTCTACATCACCGGCTGCGACAGCAAAAACTTGGTCGCCTGCCGACAGAGCAGGAGAAGCACCGATCTCAGCTTCGACCAGTTCGCACTGGAAGAACACGGTGTACTTCTTCCCACCAATCACCAGCTTCTCAGAAGTCCCAGCGTCGGTTGCGCGGCGTCCCTCTGGAGTCCAGATGACACCCACGCAATCGAGCAGCGTGGACAAGATCAGCTCGCCAGATGCGTCGAGGTCGACACACAACATGTCGCCGTCGCCCCAGGCACCAGCAGTCGCATCAATCGAAGCGGACGCCACGGCGCGAAACTTGCCCCCTTCGGGAGCCTGATCCACTCTCATGGAAGTCCTTCTTTCTCAGCAGTGAGCAGCCAACAACCCCGTTATTGGGGTATGCGGACGAACCCCTGCTTGTCTAGTTCGTCTTGGGCTTCATCCACCCACTTCTGGTACTGGTCTTTGGGAGCGGCCGGATCACCGGTCGGTGCCCCATCGCCTGAACCTGTGGGTGTCGTGGAGATCAGATACGGCTTGTCTTTCGCGACCTTCTTCAACTGGTCCGCGACCTGCTTGGCGTCCGGGTAGCCGTTCTCGTCGAAATCGATGTCGTCGAGAACAAGGGCACCCCGGGCATCAGCCGGATCGTGGAAGTCGAGTCTGTGGGCAGCAGCAAGGACCGCGTTGACGATGCGTTCCTCGCGTAGAGCGACCGTTTGAGAAGCAACAGCCTTCTCAGCAGTGTCGGCTCGAGCCGTCAACCTCTCCTGATCGGAAAGGTCGGCGTCTGCCTTTTCCTTGAGCTTCGCCTCAGCAGCCTGTGTCCGTTTCCGAGCGTCGGCTGATTCTTTGCGGAGCTTCTCCACGTAAGACCGCGGGAAGGTATCACCATCGGGCGGGTCTTCGGGTGGAGGGGTCGTGGTCGCATCAGGCTCAGGCGTCTTGCCTGCCGGGTCACCCGTCGGGGGATCAGCCGGGGGGTCTTCCTCACCGTCGGCCCCGTAAAACGAGACAATCGGGAGAGTCGACCAAACCTTATCTGTCATGTTTGCCAGCACCGTGACCTCCTGGGTTCCATCTGGATTTGAATGCTGTCAGACGGACAGTAGCCACAGAACAGGTGTTTGGGTTGTAACTAAGACTGAGAACCAGAATCAGAAGTCGACTTACCCGACGAACCACCAGCGGTTGAAGTGGGCTGGAGTTTGGCCTGCATCGCCATTTCCGCTTCCTGTGCTTCGCGCTGTTCCTCGACTTCTTCCTCTTTGAATTGCTCCACTTCTTCGATCTCAGCCTGGGTGAGATTCATTTGCCGGATGATCCATTTGAACGGCAAACCGATCGCAAGCATTTGGATAGCTTCTTGGAGAACAGCGAGCCGGAAATCGTATCGGGGATCTTGCCACACCGGTTCGGCAAGACGGAAAGCAGCCGGGTCCACGTCGTCTATTTGGGTCGATGCGAGACGAGCAACCTGGATGTGACGATTACCCCACACGCGTTGTTTGCGGGCCACCTTGTCGTTGAGAGGTTTGTCCTCAACCTGGAGCGACTCGCCGGACGGGGAGTCACCACGACCACCACGATCAGATTGGAGGAAATAGCGGACAGGAGTGCGGGATGTGAAAGCGATGTGTTGCAGAAACATCTCGATGGTTTTGAGGAACACGTCGGGGGACGCCGCCGTAAACTCACCGGCCTGCATCGGGATCGCTTTGCCGTCACCATCGAACGCGGGTGACATGTGCCACAGTTGACCGGCGCCCGTCTTCCAACCGCCAGCCGGTTCCTTAGCCATTGTCTCGATCCACTTTTGGGGCACAGCAGAGAACTCACTGGCGACCATTAGATCGAGGAGGGTTTTGTTGAGTGCGTCCTGCTGCGGGATAGCATCCTTGAGTTCCGAGCGGTAGGACGGATTGTTGAACTCGACAACAGGGACTTCACC